ATGGCACACATAGAGGAAAAACAAACGATTACTAAGAGGATTGAAATACTACCGTGTGTTAAATGTGGTAGTGAGAATGTTGAAATTGATGATTGTGGTTACACCACATTTAATGTAGCGTGGGGCAAATGTAAAGATTGCAACAACGAGGTTAAGATTAATAACTGCGATTGGGATATTTCAAAGGTTAAAATTGCCGAGCGTTGGAACGACCGTAATAATCCAAAAATTTTGAAAGCTGAATACTTGCAGGGAATTTCAGAATTGCAGAAAAAGATTGATAACCTACCGACCTGAAGCGAACGTTCTAATGAAATTCAACGTGGTGGTATAATCAGTATGACGTTAGCATTCCTAAAGAGTTTGGCTCTTGTGCTAAAGATTCAGGTGCAATTTCTGGCCACGTTATTTACTACCATCAAACTAACACATCAAACAACGGATTGTCTTCACTAACTACGGGTCGATTGATTGGCGCATCCGATACAGTAATCTCATTAACTGTATTCTCATTGAACTCCACCTGTGCGCTTACATCCTCAACGTTACAGTTAAACGAGATACGATAAAGGTTACCTGAACCACCTGAATCCTCCCGGCGCATATCTACCCGGCGCATTTGTTGAAAGTGCAAACCGTTTACACCATGAAAGCAGCTGTGTAGCTTGGTTAGCAAGCTTAGGTATTCGGTTGCACTTCCTTGGTTGCACGAACCTTGGTAGGTATCTCCAAAGGTTTCAAAGAATAGATATAAATCCACCTGCATATCGCACTCTTGTATCAATAGCCCTAAATCTTCACATGAATTGGTACTAAATGAAATGAATACAGCTGGAGTTGGAAAAGGTAACTCCTCGGTTAGGTATGAAACCTGTTCGTGCCATAAATCAACCCATTCTATTTCCGGGATTCTTTTATTGATGCGTTGTGCAATCTCGTTATATAAATCTGTCCATGCTTCCATAATATGACTGTTTAAATAGTGTTTAAACGTTTCGTAATTCTATTTTAACCGATGAGTCCTTGAACTGCGGTTCAATCTGCTTTTTAATTGTTTCGCCAAACCAAGCATCAAAGTTATTCATTAGGGTTTGGCTGTTACCCATGAATTGACGTTGCGGCACTTTGATTTTTGAACCAACAGGCTTTAAGGCCATGGCACGGCAGTACATAGCCTTAGACCCTTTGCCTTTGAGCTCGTAAAACTTTGCCCAAAAGTATTTTTTCATTTGAGCGGTTACAACGATAGTACCCCCGCTGTTATGAATATCGGCATATTCGGAATCGGCAACTACCACCACCCGGCTTGTGGATGCGGATAGCTTTTTGATTGAACGCATGAGGTTACCGGATTTATACAAAGCGCGCTTTCCGGTAAAAGGACTATTTGATTTTGACCATGCTTTAAATGATGAGTCGGTAAAGCCGCCTTTTACAAAGCTTTCTTTAAAGAATTTTACGGACTCGCTGGCGGCATAGCGTGAGGCATTCTTTTTGATTTCGTTGGCCATTTGAACAAACTCGGGTACTTTATTTTTTTGTGCCATAAAAGTTGTATATTTGTACTGGGAGCGGACGTTGTCCAATCTCAGCCCAAAAGGTGTATGTTTCCGGCATACACCTTTTGTTATTTTTAATCGAATTTAAAGAAGTCCAAATAGTTCTTTTTGCTTACGTCATTCCTTGGTACGCTAATAACCTTGTTATCCCTAATGATAATGACTTGCTTAATGTTTGCTTTCCCTTTGCCCTTTAACTCCCCTCTTAGCTTATCGGCTGCTATCTTTAAGTAATCCGGTTCAGGTGATTTACTTAGGTCGAATACTACTGCCTTGCATCCTTGTTTGTTGGCCGCTTTAATATTGTTGGCAACAAAGTTACGAGTGCTCTTTTGCCGCTCAATATTAAAGGTCTTTAAATCGGCCAGATAGCTTGCTTTGCCAATAGCCAGTTCAGGATTTTTAGTATGCAGCTTATCGCTGTTTGCAATGTTTGGCAATACATACATATCTTGTTTTAATTCTTTGGCAATTATTTTTGCTGCATTTATTGAAGCTTCGGTATCGGCCAAATCTGAAAAATCGTTTACAAATACTTTATTTTCTCCAACTTTGAATGAAGTGTTGTACGGCATAAAGCTTTTCATGCGTTCTGTATTATCCTTTACGATGCCTTTGTTTGGCTTGCTTATGTTGGCAATGTAACTGTGGTCATCAGTAAACACTTGTCCAGTTTTGTGCGGATTATTTTTGAACTTTGTGCCCTGAAGCTTGAGTCCGTTTGTTGGTGGTTCGGTGGTTTGTTCCAACCAACAGCGGCAACCATGGTCGTAAGGTGGTAAGGCCGTCCATTCGTTTACAGGCTTAACAATACCCTCGTTTGCGGCATGGCTGGTTCTTACTTCCGCATCGGCCATAGTTCTGTATTTAAGGTTGGGATAGATATCAGTATCATCCATATAGGTACGATAGTCCTGGGCTGAATGCACTGCACTATTGCAAAACCTTAGTTCGGTGGTTAGGTATGCCGAATTATGCTTTTGCACAATGTCTTTTGCCTTGGTAACAAAGTCTTCTTTAGTTATGCCGCCTGAATTAAGTGCACTAATCTCGTTCATCAAGTCGTGCGACTTAGCCCCAGCGAACTTTAAAAAGTTTTCCCGGAAGTTCCTGGTTACACTCTCATCATAGTAACCTTTGCCCCACGCTTTTTCGGCTTCTGTGTTAAAGGCTGCATAGTTTTTTAACACCAAATCTTTGTCGAGGTCGGTTGTTTTTACTTCGCCATTATAAAGTTGGTTGGCTAAACGCTCTATGGCCGCATCCCATGTGGCCGCATAAACTATGAAGCCGGGGGTTAGATGTGCATAAGGTGCCAGTCCCTTTAATCTCGCATCAGGCTTTTTTTTTTGAGGCTCGGTGTTTACAGGCTCAATAGTGCTCTGTGTTTTAACGGCAGTGATTGGCAGTCCGGTACGGCTTCGCACTTCCTCAATGTCAAACTCAAATGAGGTACTCAACTTTTGAACGGCATCTATGTAACTGTTTATATCCAAAGTCTCCTGGTTATCCCAAACTAAGGTGTGGTTGGCAAACCCGGCATAAACGCTACTCAACTTAGCCAATCGTTGACGAACTTGGGTGTTGAAATAGTGTTTAAACAGTAACTTATCGGCCTCGTGCCTATCTTGAGCTACACGCTCTTGTACCTCCGCAGACCCGACAAAGCTCTTTTCGTCAACCATGGCTGTACCTCCCAGCACACGTTTACTCATCTCTTTGTTACATACATCGTTTATCAGCGATTTAAAAGAGTTGTATGCATCAACATTGTAATTGTTGGGCACTTCAATTTTTTCATTACCCTGCAATACGGCAAAGTGGTTCATCCTAAAGTTCGACAGCATTTCAAACAGCTCATCCCTACGTCCCGGGTCCATCCGTTCGGTAATGGCAAAGAGTGGCGGCACACCAAACTTTTCGATGTAGCTCATCCACGAACCTAAGCCCAGCTTTTTGGCCAGTACAATCATGGCCAATTGGTTCAACATTCCCAACTCCCAGTTTGAACCTACTTGTATGTAGTAATCTTTAAAGCTGCCATCCTTGTAACTTGTGCCATTATCATCCCACTCCTCGTTAATGATAATTCCTTTGTGTGGCAGGAAGTTGGATTGAGGTATCTCCACAACTTGGGTAAGCTCCCCGTTTTCGTCGGTATCAAACAACTCTATGAGCGTAGTTCCTTGGAATGTTTTACCAACGGTTAAACTAACCAAGTCATCAAACCAAGGACGTTCCAATAAGGCTTTAAGCTCCTCGTTTTCTTCGCCCTTTTCGTTTTCTATTCGATACGATGAACGTTGTACACGAAGGATACGGGTGTCGATAACAGCCGATAGGTGCAAGTCGAGCCTAAGGGACTGATAAAAGCGCATCAAGTCACCACGTCTTGGGTTTTCGGGGTCGGTTGCCCCGCCAACGGCATCTGTCCAGTCCTTAATTTCCTTTTTATCGTACACGGTGTTTTGGCGTTTGTAGTTAGCCCTATCACCCCGTTTGTAGTATTCGGCATAAAGGTTGGTGTTTTTAATACGGCTTAAAATTACCCGCTCTGCGGCATTGCCTATGCGTTGAACTAAATTTTGCTTGCTCATTTAAATGGTGTTTAAATAAAAAAATTGTCGTTGGTGTTATTCCCGTAAACCGGACTTGTGGAGGTGCCGTCTGGCTTGATGCTTTTTGGGCAATCAATCAGATTCATTGCCCCGCTTTGTATGCGCCCTAAATCTTTAATTGCATCGCTATACAGCTGTATTAAATCTTCGGGAACTTTGCGCGCAGCATTGCGGCGCACACTACGGTAAACTACGATACTGGCAATTATCTGAACCAATACACCGTTTCGGATTGGCGTTTCGGCAAATATCAGCTCATGGTTGTATGTGCCCGATATGTAGGAAACAACCAAGTCGATGGCCTTTTTCTCAATACTGTTGAGAATGGTGTTTTCATCAATAGTTGTGGGCGTGGGCATGGCCACACTCTCGGTCATTAACCGCTCTTGTATAATGTCGATTAAATCATCTTTGTTAATGTACATCATGGCATACTAAATTTAGATTTCATCTTTCCGGCTCTCCACCATTTATCACCTTTGTTTTTATTGCCGCCGGGTGTGCAATACAATTCAAGTTTAGAAATAGCCTGCTGGTCAGCATCGGGGCTATCATCATGCTCGGAGCTCCCTTCTTCCACAGCACACAATTGCATGATGCCTATTTGCGTGTCGGAGTGGCTCTTTAGGTTCTCGTTGTAATAAGTACGGCTGTTTTGATAATAGGGCTGCATGGTAATCATGCGCATCAGCTTGTTTACTTTTGGACAAAGTACCTTCATTAGGTTTAGGCTGATATTAAATTCCTCTTCCACTTCGTCGATGGCACGTTGAACCTCACCGTTCCAAAATTGGCTCTCGTATTGAAAAACAACATTGACACCTTTTGGTAATTGCTTTTTAAATTGGCACATCCAAGCCACAGCCTTTTTCATTTTGCTTTGCTTGACGTAGCAGTCTACCAACCAAAAGTTGTGTCCATGCAAGCCCCAAGCTCTAACAGCATTGTAGTCGCTTGTTTCGTTGTCGGTATAAGCGATATCCCAATGCACCAAAATCATTTTAAACTCCATCAAATCGGGCATTTTAGCCCATTGAATTTGATCCTCGCTAAAAATGCTGCCCTCCAGTTTGCTCTCGTGCAGGTATTCGGCATAAGCTGCTACCAATCCCATGGCCTCCTCCTGTTCTTTATAATACTTACGGCTGTACATGCCTTTCCAAGTTGGCTCGTGGGTAACTTTGTTGTAGGCTTTTATTTGGTCTATTGTCCAATTGGGATGGCGTTCTTGCAATATGGTTTGGGTCATTATCCGCTCAAAACGATTGTTGGCATACAGCAAACGTCTTATGTCCCCGGTCATAGTTGGCAGTATATCCCTTTCAATACGGTCGGCCTGTTTGCGCATACGTTTGGGGTTGCTTATGGTGTCGGGAGTTTCCAAGTCATCAATTACCCATAGGTTGGGGCGGCGTTGCTTTACCCTTACCCCACGCACTTTCTTTTTAATACCAAAAGCTTTACCTATAAACCGTTGGTCGATGGTTGAAAAATTACCATACTCCCAGTCGCCGCTACTCTTTTGCGCCCCAAAGTCGTGTATGAGCAATTGGTTACCCTCCAATTCTGCTTGCACATCGGCCAGTAGTTCCTCCGCCCTTTCCACGCTGTCGCTCATCAGGCAAAAGAACACCTCTTCGTGTCGCATCCATAGCCACAAAGGAATAATAACGTTAGCCCACACCGACTTTGCCGCTCCACGAAACCACTCCAAAAACATTTTTATCAATACGTCATCGGCTATTTGCTGGGCTGCGTTAATTTGAAAAGGCGCACAATCGGCGGTGGCATAATGCGGCAAATAGGTTTGTACCATATACACCACATCATTGATAACACGTTGCTTGCGTTCCTTTTGCTCTGCTTTTGTTTCAAATGGATTAACCTCATTGGCCTTTTGTGCTATCTCTAATTTTTTAAGATAGGCATCGGCCTTTTGCTTGTCTGTTTTACGTTGCGTAGCCATTAGCCTAACTCGTTTGTTTTGCGCCGGATAAGTGTGGATTGGAATTCGATGGTCGTTCCCCACAAATCTTCATCGTATAGGCGCATTGCGTTAAAGATTTCGTCCATCACATCAATAAAAACCCCAAGGGTATAGTTGGCTTTGTCGAGCGTGAGCAATGTTTTGTTTTGTTTGCTCATCTCATCGCTTAAAGCCCTGGCATCTTTCCGAAGTCGAATCTCCTCTTTGTTGTCACCAACCTTTACGGCATCCAATATTTGCTCTTCCATCTCAAGGCGTTGTTTGCTCATGACCTGTAAAAGCTTTTTAATATTGTCGGCATCGGTAGAGGTGCATTGTTGGCGCGACTCGCGTAAATCCCTCCATTTACCCTCATTGCCTTGGTTAGCCCATTTGCTTAAAGTGGCCTCGGTAATGTTTAGCAACCCGGCAACTTCTTTTTGATCCAAGCCCTGTACAACGATGTACTCGTAGGCCGTACGTTTAAGCTTTTCGTAATCCTTGCGGGATAACTGCTTTTTACGGGTTTGTTTCTTGGTCTTATTCTTCATGCTCCTTATTTTGATACAAAGGTTGTTTGAATTGGCCGCATCAAAAAAACATGTTTTCTTTTTGGGTAAGATTTTTACTTTTTACGCACAAATTTTAGTGTAAAAAACAAAAATATTGATGTAGAAAAAAAGACAATTTTTAAGCCTCAAAAAAAGCCCAAACCTTTGTGTTCACGAAACAATGGTACACATGGGTAAAAATTTGCAAATAAAGGTCTATGCTGAGGGTACAACCGGGAGGGTTGATATTGTTGGCTCAATCTCGGAGTGGAACAAAAACAACGCTGTTGATATGCGCACTAAATGCCGGGAGTTAAAAGATTCTGGTGTTGCAAAGTGCCATATTTATTTAATGACGGTTGGCGGTGATTGTTTTCAGGCCAACGAGATAGTGAACATTCTTATTGATGTATTTGGAAGCTATACCGGGGAAGGTGGAGCGGTTGTAGCCAGTGCCGGAACTTACATTGGTGTAAACGCCGAAAGCTTTACAATGGCTAAAAATGGTCAATACATGATTCACAAGCCAATGGGCGGCACTCATGGAAATGAAACCGAGGTTGAGAATTACCTTGAGTTACTCAAGAACATGACTGTAACCTACTACGATGCTTATAAAGCTGTACTAAAAAAACCTGAATCGGAATTCAAAACAAAATGGGACTCAGGTGATTTTTGGATGACCGCTGAGAAAGCAAAAGAATGGGGTTTTGTTACCGAAGTAAAAGGTGAGGCCTCAATTGACCCGGCAACTGCACAAGCCATTAAGGACAGCGGTTCGCCCATTGCCATTGCAAATATTACTTATCAAAACTTAACGAACATGGATGTAAAAGCAACTGCAACCTTGCTTGGTATGGACACAAGCTCCACCGAGGAAGAAGTAAACGCCCGCCTTGCTGCCAATGCGCAAAAAGCGGCCGATTACGACACCCTTAAAGCCCAAACAGAGCTAAAGGAAAAAGAAGACAGGCAGGCAAAGATTAAAGCCCTGCTTGACGAAAAGGAAAAAAACAAGAGCATCAAAGCTGATGCCCGTGCCAACTGGCAGGGATTGTTAGAAAAGGACTTTGACGGTACAAAGGCTGTTATGGACAGCTTGCAGCCCGTTACTACACCTTTGTCCGCTGAAATTAGAGTTTCGGCTGATGGCAAAGGTTCTACTTACCAAGGTAAAACATTTGAACAATTGCAGGATGAAGCTCCTGAAATGTTGGCCGAATTGGAAGATACTAACCCTGAAGCATACAACTCATTGTTTGCCGATTGGAAAAAACGCAACAAGATTAAATAGGAGGAATTATTATGAGTGTATTAACTGATGGAAACTGGTTAAACCAGTTTGTATCTCCCCAACTTTTGGTGGAGTTTAAGAATTACAACGATGATTTTGTTGGCGTGTTAAAGGGCGCTCCAAAATCGGCACTTACTGCTGACGGTATCCGCTTTAACAAGCTGGTAAATAACGTTGGTTTTTATGTGAACAACACTGCTGGTTTTACCGCCAAAAAGATGGAAGGTAAAAAGGGTTTTGTGGAGTGGGAAAAATACGACACCGACCCTACTGAGGTAGATGATGCGGAAATTCGTTACCTGAACTACGATAAGCGCAATGCGGTTCGCGTTAAGCACGCGGAAGCCTTTAAAATGGGATTCCGTGACCACGTAATGTGGAAGCTTGCCCCCGGTGATAACACCAGTACCGATATGCCAGTTATGCGTACTACGGGTGCTGATGACGGTACAGGTCGCAGACGTTTTACTTTTGCCGATTTGGTAAAGTACCTGGAGCTGGTTAAAAACCTGAATCTTCCAAATGATTCTGAGAACTATTTGGTTCTTTGCCCTGAGCACGAAACGGATTTAATCCTTGACCGCGACAGCGCATCGATGTTTGCAGATAGAAAGATTTTCTTCGATGATGTTACCGGAAAGGTTAAGTCGGTAATGGGCTTTAAATTCTATCCCAATAAAGCCGTATTGGCATATAATAACCTTGGTGTTAGACTGGCTAAAGGTGCTGCCCTTACGGGTACAGACCGCCGTGCATCGCTGTTTTTTAATGCCGAAAACACGGTTAAGCATATTGAAAAGGTGAAAATCCTTTACAAGCCCGAAACCACGGACACCACATCGGCCGATCCTAAATCTGAATTCCGCACACAAACTTATGGTATGGTTGACCGCATTGAGGAAATCGGTGTGGGTGCTATTGTGAGCGGCATAATTTAGAAATGTTCAAAAATGAGGGATAAGCTACCATACGTAGCTTTCCCTAAAACCGTAAAAGATGAAAACGAAAAATAAAGAGGAATTAAAGGCTATTGCTGCTGATGTTTTTAAACGTTATCCAAAAGCGCAAAAGGTGGCCGTAACATCGGATGGTATGGCTTTTATTACCGATGAAAATGAACTGTCGGTTAAAAACCATGCGGTTAATAACCGATATGAAAAGGAACTTTCGATAACGCATTTTAAGCGCGACGAAATGGAAGGTGCCGATGCGCCCAAAACAGCCAACGAGCTTATTGATGAAATTAACGCGGCCAAAGAGGTTGAAGTTGTGGAAGCAATTTTGAAAAGTGAAGTTGGTGGTAAAAATCGCAAAACGGTTGTTGAAGCCGCAAACGCTAAGTTAGAAGCCCTTAAAACTGCCAAATAATGAGTTTTCAAGGTGCAACTATCAACAAATTAAACGGTGGGCTCGGACGTGGTGTCGAGTCCGACCGTGTGATATGCCTTATCGGAGGTATGACCTTAGTTGGTGACTTGGCCTATAACACGGCTTACGAACTGCTGGACATAAACACTGTTGAGGACATTGGAATAACAGCTTCTACCGATGATACAAATGCTGAATTGCTTTATTATCATTTGTCGGAGATGTTCAGGATCGCGCCGGAAACAAAGTTTTTTCTTATTCCGGTAAACAAAACAACTACGGTTGCGGCCTTGGTTGCCGATGAAGCCTTAAAAGCAGCTATACGCTCTGTTAAGGATGTGAACGTGTTGGGTATTGCCGGACTGCCTACTTTGGTGGCCGATGGTCTGACTGATGCAGTGGCCTTACAAGGTTTGGTGGATGCTTTTGCCAGCGAACACCTGCTTATTGACGGCATATTTGTGGAAGGTGTGGGTGCTGCCCTTGAAATGGCCATTCCTGCCTATCCGGATTTGCGTACTGTTACCGCTCCAAATATTAGTTATACCGTAGCACAAGACCCGGCGGTCGCTTCGCTTAATATCGCATATGCCAAACGTGGAGCTGTGGGCACCGTATTGGGTTCGGTAGCCGTACGTAAGGTTCACGAGGATTTGGGTTCGGTGGATATTGAGGAGAAACCCCGTTCGCGACGTGGACAGGAAAACTATTCCTTGAGTAATGAGCAATTGGGCTATTGGCTTTCGGCTGCATTGAGCGACGGTACTGGTTTTAAAACCCTGACCGATGCTGAACAAAAAAGCCTGACGGCCAAAGGATGGATTTACGTGGGCTCTTTTGCCGATTATCCGGGCTTTTACCTAAATGGATGTCCAACGGCAGTAGGTAAGGTAAGCGACTACGCTTATTTTAACCATAACTGTATATGGAATAAAGCGGCACGCATTATCCGCAAAACGCTGATGCCCCGCGTGCGCTCAAAAGTACCTACCGACCCAACCACGGGTTACCTAAAAAGCACATGGATTGCAGGTGCAGAAACAACTGTGAGCACGGCTTTGGAAGCCATGGAGGCGGCGGGTAACATTGAGGGTAAGGATGTTTACATTAATCCGGTACAAGCTATTAGCGAAACCACACCCTTGGAGATAAAAGCCAAAGTTGTTGTGGGCAAGATAGTACACGAATTTAGTGTTAACCTTGGTTTAACCGAAAAATTATAAGATATGTCTACAGCTAGCACATTGATAAACAAATTCGGCAAAATGGCCGGATGGAACTCTGTAACCGTTAACATGCTGGGCAGGGATGTTGAAGGCATTACCGAACTGGAGTATAATGACACTATGGACATGGAGGTTGCTCGTGGTCAGGGAGCTTATCCGGTTGGGTATGGCGAAGGAAACTACGAGGCCAAAGCTTCCATTACTCTTTACAACGAGGAGTGGAATGGATTGCAAAAATCATTGCCCCCCGGATATGGCATGCATCAAATTGCTCCTTTCCCAATTGTAGTGGAGTATGAGTATGATGGCTTTAAAATGAAGGATTCGTTTGTGGCTAAAATTAAAGGCCGCGGCATAGCCGTAAAACAGGGAGACAAGACTATTGCCTACAAATCGGAATTGATGGTTTTGGGTAAAGTTCTTTGGAATATTTAAAAGCCCCCTCTATCTCCCCCGAATAGGGGAGGAATGCATGATTTAAACATTATTTAAACACTTAATATAAGATGAAAAGAAGTTTTAGGATTTTGATGAGCCTTTTGGTTCTTATGGTTATTGCGATAACTGCCCATGCCGTTGGACATGTGGAATTTACTGCCGCCGTTGACTTTGTAAAAGATAATGGCGAAGCCCTGGCACTTGCGCCCGTGATTGCCAGTACCAGCATTACCACTGATTTAGTTAATCAATTGCGGGTAAAGTATGGTAAGATAAAGATGATTACTGTGGTGGTGGAGGCGGCTATTTATGACATTGATGAGTTAAAAGCGGTGGACAGGGCTAACCTGCATGCGCTTGGTATTGATGTTTCTACAGTAAGTAATAAGGAATTGAGCTTAGAGGAGCGATTAAAGCCGCTTGAAAAGTTGTTTGAACTGCGAGATGATAAAGATAAAAGTGAGTTTGTTTCTGCCTTATCGCATCTATCCGGTAAAACAATACAGGAGGGTGAGCAATACCAGTTTCTCGTGAAGCGACCGGACAGGAGCTTAATTAAAATGCTGCTGCCCCTGGCACAAAGTGGTAAGATAGATGACTTTGCCGATAAGGCCGTTAAGAATTTGATTGTAGGCGGTGACGTGGACTCATTGGATGATGGCCTTGTGTATATGGGTGTGGTGAGTAAACTTAAAGAAATGATAGCACCTGCACAAGCTTTTTTATCCAACGCGTAGAGCATTACAAAGTTGACAAAGAGGACTTCATCGGACAGGCCGAAACCGTTATTCGCAAAGAATATGGCATAGACCCGGAAACATTGGATGATGAAGCCTTTTGTAAACTCTACGCCGAATACCTGTATATCAACGAACTCAATCATTTGAATTTAAAAACGGCCATACTGGCCGCTGTAGTAACAATTTTAGGCAATGGCACAAACAACGACACAGTGGATTCTTGAATTGGTGGATAAGATTACATCCCCAATGAAAGGTGTGATGGGTGCAAGCGAAACCGCTGCATCTGCTGTGGAGGGCGTGGGCAAAAAGGCCGATGAAAGTGGCGAAAAGCTTAAAAAGATGTCCGCTATTGACCTGTACGCTATAAGCGATGCAGTGAATAATATTGCCGATCAGTTTAATAAAATCAATGAGCCGGGTGCAAAACTAAATGCTGAGCTTAAAGAATTATCTGCTATTACAGGTGTAACGGGAGATGGACTGGATGAACTTGGGGATAAGGCTAGGAAATCAGGTATCAAGTTTGGTATAGATGCATCCGGAATGGTTGCCAGCTATACAGGTGTGCTGTCAAAACTGGGTCCTGGTATAGGAGAAAATCAAGAGGCATTGGATTTAATGGGTAGCAACATTGCGACTCTAAGTAAAACCATGAAAAACGATGCTGTTGGGGCTATGAATGCTTTAACTGGTTCAATGTTACAGTTTGCATCTGACGTTGAAGACCCAATGGAAATGGCTCGGATAATGACCGAGCAAATGAATATTATGGCCGCATCAGCCAAAGAAGGCTCTGCTGAGGTTCCGAATATAGCACAGAGTATTAAGCAAGCGGGTAATGCTGCCAATAGTGCCAACATTTCCTTTGCTGAAACAAATGCTGTTATCCAGGCACTTGGTAGAGGAACTATTTATGGATCGGAAGCAGGTGTTGGACTTCGTAATATGTTGGGCAAAATGGCTGGTATCGATGTGATACCAAAAGCTGCAATTGAAAAAATGCAAGCTCTAGGCATTAATTACGACATAGTTAGTGATAAGACACTTCCCTTTGTTGAACGACTAAAGGAATTGCAAAAAGCCCAATCCGACGCTACTCTAGTGGCTCAAATTTTCGGTACTGAAAATCAAAATGCAGTTAATACCATCCTGAATAACATTGATTTTATTGATAAATTAAAAGGTAAAATAGTTGGCACAAACACCGCAACCGAACAGGCCAATACAATAATGAGCGGTTACAACGAAACCATGTCGCGCACAAAAGCTTGGTTCAACGATTTGGCCATAGGCATGTTTGATGTAACCTCTAAGCTCACCCCTTTTGTGGATGGAATGGCGGGGGCGGTTATGGTTTTTGCCAATTTGGCCAATGCTGGAAAAGGTGTTAAGCTGCTTTTTGGAGTGCTTAAAACCATGCCTGTTGTTGGCAAACTGGTAACCTTGGGTAGCTCCATTGCATCCGGTGGTTTTGCCATGATGAGCACCGCAGCCAAAGGTTTGGGTGTAGCTATAATGAACATTCCTATACTGGGTTGGATAGCTGCCTTGGTTGCCGCATTGATAGCCTTGGGTGTGTATTTTTATAAAACATCATCCACCTTCAGGGGATTTCTTTGGGGTCTATGGGAAGCTGTAAAAACGGTATTTACCGGGATGGGTAGTTTTATAAGCGAGGTAGCTCAAGGGATTTTAGACCTACTTAAAGGTGTGTTTAATCCAGCTAACTGGTTTGATGATAGTTATTCGTTTAGCGATGGGTTTTCAAAGATAAGCAACGCTGCCAGCGAGTATGGAAAGTCGATCGGTGAGTCTTTTACCAAAGGCCGTGAGGAGGGCATGGAGGATTTCTATGCAGATAATCCTGACAAACGTCCCGGAGCCGTTACGGCTAAAAGTACTGTAGCTAAAAAGGAGAAAGCCGGGGCTTTGGAAATTGCCAGTGTTTCTCCAGTTCTTACACCAACTGGCCTTAATGGAGGTGGTAATAAAACAGGTGGTGGATTGGAGGGCAGCGGTGGTAGTGGTTCAATAAAAAACATCAACCAAAAGGTAGATGTTAAAAATTACTTTACCATAAGTGCGGGAGCGGATAAAAGCGAATTTGAAAGCATAGCCGAAAAGTTGGTTCGAGCCATAAACGATAAGTTGAGCGATGGAATGGTGGCTGCGAGTATGTGAGCATAAAGTATCAAGTATAGAGTATCAAGTATTAAGATGATTTACAGCTTTTAATTAATGGACTATAAAGCAAACATATCGGAAAACAGGAAAGGCATAGACATGGGCTATGTGGGCAATTTGTTGAGCGAGGTTTATCACACGCAGGTACCCATGTATTTGCCTTGGTTCTTTGACTACAAAAAAAAGTCACTGCCCTTTCCGGGTGTCGAAATTAGCGAGGAGCTGGAGTACGAAAATGCACCCGTGCGTTTTGGGCAAAAGACCTTTGGTGCATTTTGGTTGAAAGGTGGCCGCTACCTTAACTATGATTACAGTGGCCAGTTGATTGAAGCCGAATATTCGGATTTGCTGATGCCATTGGCAACTATGGTTGATTTTAGCCGCGATAAGAATGTAAGCAAAACACCAACGGTTGGAGGTGTGGGGACGGTAAAAGAGATATACGGACTTGATGATTGGAACATATCCATTAACGGCATTATTTTGCCCGATAGCTTTAATCCTTACACCCAACAAACGGTAGCCCAACAAATGGAAGTGCTTCAAAAGTATCATGAGATAGCTGGCAGTATTGAAGTTGAAGGTCAAATTTTTGCGCAAAGAAACATTACCCGCATCGTTACTGAAAGCTTAACCTTTAGCCCAATCCAAGGACGGCCTAATATGATGAAATACAGTATTGAGGCTGTGAGCGACGAAGATTTATTATTGACAGATATAATATGAGCACATACGCATTATATGGAGAAATAATATTCCCGGCTCATCAAGGCCGTAAGGCTTTTAAGATTCGCCGCTTTAGTGAGTGCTCAATTGAAAGCAGTTGGCAAAGCTTAACCGATACGGCCGAAATAACCATTCCCCGCAAAGTAAAGGACTTTGACAGGATGAAAGTGAGCGAATGGTTTAGGGAGGGCGACCCTATTGAAATATGGTTGGGTTACAACGGTAACCTGCAGCTGGAATTTTCGGGTTATGTGCGCAAGGTTCCTGCTGGCATTCCTTTAGTGATAAGTTGCGAGAATGAAATGTACAAGCTCAAGCGACTTACGGTGAGCGTGAGCAAACAGAATTGCACACTAAAACAACTATTGGAAGCTATTACGCCCGGTTATAAAGTGGTTTGTAACGATAGCGAGCTGCTGGGCAATGTACGTTATTCAAAAATGGCTTCGAGCCAGATATTGGAGGAGCTTAAAAAGCAAGGCATACACAGTTGGTTTGAGGGTAAGGAACTTCACGCTTTTAGCAAATCAAAAAGTGATATCCCCGCGGTGGATGTGCAACTTGAACTTACGGCAGGCGAAAGCCTAAAACAAAAAGCCGTTGAGGATACGATGGTCATTATTAGTTTAATCCGCAAAAAAGGCAAAAAGCTTAATGTGGAGTTTGGTGACAAAGGAGCCGGAAAGCGATTGACCAAAGAACTAAGCGGCATTGAAATATCGGAAGCCGAAATGAAGCGCGAAGCCGAAAAGATGTATAAGCAAGCAAAACAACCCGGTTTAGATGGTGATGTTACGCTGTTTGGCATTCCGAGAGTTAGCCACGGTATGAAAATGAATTTGAAAAGCGTGCTCTATCCCGAAAAGGACGGTGTGTATTATATAGATGCAGTAACAAAAACCTTTGCACCCTCGGAATATAGGCAGGCGTGCAAGCTTGGAGATAAAGCAGTATGACCTTAAAAAGCGAATTGGACACATTTGGCCAGCTGTTTAAACAACATTTAAACAGTAGTGCAAAAGCCACCTTAAGATGGGTTACGGCAACGGCCATTAATTGGGAGGCGCAAACCATGACCGCCACCGACAGTGATGGGTTGGAGTTTTTTGAAGTGTTATTGGGTGTTGTAACCACAGCGATTAAACCCGTTGTAAATACCGATTGCCTTATAGCTATTGTGGAAGGTGATGAAGCAACGGCCTTTTTGCTTTATGCCGATGAAGCGGAGTTGATACAGTTTAACGGTGGCGAAAATGGCGGTTTATGCATTACACCCAAATTGGTTGAGAACCTGAATAAAAACAATGCGCTGTTGCAAGCTTTGTTGGGTGTGATTAACGGCACAGCAATACCGGAACCTGGTAGTGGTTCTCCCAGTGCTTTGCAAGCTGCATTAAAGACAGCTGTGGTTACTAAGGAAATTGGGGACTTTACAGCAATTGAAAACACTAAAATAACGCACTGATGCAAGGTATATTGATAGACAAGGAATACGAGCTTATGATACGGCCAAAGCTGGATAGCAGCGGCAAAATAGTGAGCGGTTTGGTTGTTGCCAACAATACGGATCAGTGCGCAGCCTTGGTTTTGCAAATGAGCCAGGGCGAATTGAAAGAAGACCCTTTGTTGGGTGTTGGCTTAACCAAGTTTATCCGGGGTAAGTTCAGTCAATCGCAAATTGACCAACGCATACGGGCGCATTTTACCCGTGCCGGCATCAATTACGAGGAGTACAAAGGTAGAGTGAGTATGAATATTAAAAGCAAGGAATAATGAGAGTAATTATTGACAACGGGCACGGTAGGGAAACAATGGGCAAACGCAGTCCTGTATGGAGCGATGGTTCGCAGCTTTTTGAGTGGGAGTTTAACCGTGCCATAGCAGCGCGTTTGGCAAAGCTTTTAAAAGCCAAAGGGGTTAAATATGTTTTGATTGTTCCCGAAGGTTGGGACGTTTCGTTAAGCGAGCGGGTTAAGCGTATCAACGACTATTACCGTTCAAATCCTGATAGTTTTTTAGTGTCCATACATGCTAATGCAGGCGGCGGCACAGGATGGGAGGTATTTACATCCAAAGGCCAAACCCGGAGCGATGCCATTGCTGAACACTTTATGCAAAGCGCAAAAAAACACCTGCCTCAATTTAATATGCGAAGGGATTTTACAGATGGTGACAGCGATAAAGAGGCCGCTTTTTACATCCTTAAAAACACGCATTGCCCTGCCGTACTCACCGAAAACCTTTTTATGGATACCGAAACGGATTGCCGTTTTATTATGTCGGATAAGGGGCGGGATATTATTGCCAATCTTCATTTTGATGCCATCATGAAGGTTGTTGGAAAATAGATAAACACTTAAAAAAAACTCTCACGCATGGAACTTGTAAGCCTTTTACTCAATCTTATTTTAGGCGGTGGACTAATTAGCAGCTTGGTTACTTTACGCTCGACCAAGAAAAAAGCAAGTTACGAAGCAAAAGCATCGGAGCTTGACAATGTGCAGGAAGCCATAACCATTTGGCGCGAAATGGCCGAAAACCTACGCAGGGAATTAATGGCCTCGCACAATAGCTATGACGAAATGGCCAAACAGGTTGAAAGCTTACGCCGTGCCGTTACGCGCTTAACAACAGTAAATACAAAAATGGTGAAGCTCCTGGACAAAATTACACCGGATAACCTTGAAACGATGGTTGAACAAATTAAACTGATTCACAATGAGAATTAAAAAGTATCAAATACAAAGTACAAAGTATCAATATTTATTGGTGCTGATGGTATTGCTGATAATGTTAGGTGGATGCAAAACCGTTAAGGAAACCGTACAAGCGCAATCGAATGTTGTGGCGGCTGAAAATAAGGACGTGCAGGTTACTGCCGATAGTGTGAGCCAAACGAATGTAAATAATACCTTGGTTGATAAATCGGAGCTAAACGATAGCCTGGCAATTAATGAGGTGACGGTTGTTTTAAGTAAGCCCGATTCCGTGGGTAAGCAATATACCGAAAGCATAACCTACCGGGAGACTACCAAACTGAGCGGCATAAAAAAGGATATTACACAACACAAGGATTCGGTATCAACAACCAACACAAATGCGATGCTTACCGATAAATCGGACTATAAATCCGAAGCATCAGTAAGCACCGATATCAAAACCAAATCAAAAAGCCGTAATCCACTAACCTGGTTATTCGTGATTTTGGGTTTTGGGGCTTGTGTTTTGGCGTATTTCATTTTAAGGCGTTTTGGGCTTATTAAGTGATTGCACGGCATCAATGCAGGCAAAAAAGCATAGCATTTGAATTTAAACGGCATTTAAACGGCAAATATGGCAACGGTTAAGGTTAGCGAACGGCAAAGTTTTTTTGATGTGGCCATACAAAGGTTGGGTTCGTGCGAAGCCGCTTTTGTGTTAGCCCTGCAAAATGGCTTGTCGTTAACCGATGCGCTGTCACCTGGCATCTCGCTACAATTTAATGCGCCTTGGAATAACAAGGTTGCCGAATACTTCGATAACATGAATATTGCACCCGCTACCTATGTCGAAAGTGCGAGTTCACAAAATGAAAACATCGAAGTAATTTACTGGAGTAAAGCTTTGAAGCGTGAGCCGGGCATAAAGGTGAGCGAACGACAAAGCTTGTTTGATGTGGCAATTCAAAAAGCCGGGAGCTTGGAGGCGGTTATGAAACTGGCCTCGCTTAATGGCCTATCTATTACAGAAACCTTAGAATCCGGTCAGCTGCTCCATACAACAGAAATATTTGATGCCGATGTGGTTGCTTATTTTGCCAACAAAGGCATTTTGCCCGAAACATCGGGTACCGTGGCTGAAGATTCTGTACCCGTTTTAGAAGGTATAGATTATTGGGCTATTGGAGTTGATTTTATTGTGAGTTAGAATAAAGCATAATGTAAATAAGCTAACAGCTAATAGCTGGCAGCTAACACCTAAAAAAATGGCACGAACAATTATAGAAATTAAAGATGGCATTTGCCTTGACTTTATGGCAAACGACACCATGGCCACCTATTACGGCTTTGTTGCAGGTGATAGTTTCGACAGTAAGTTTTCAAAGGTGAGCTTTGAGAGTATTCTATTTTACATACTGGCATCGGCCATATTTGTACTGGAGAGCTTGTTCGATTCATTACGCACGTACGTGGATGCCGCATTGAGCCAACGCCTAACCCACAACAGACAATGGTATGCCAACTTAGCCAAAGCGTTTCAGTTTAGTGATGCCATTAATCCAGATACCGGACAATACGATACACTTGACGAAAGTAAACAGGTGGTGGACTATGCTGCTGTGGATGAAATAAACGGCAAGCTGTTTTTAAAAGTGGCTCGCGTAGAAGCCGGGGAGCTGGACGCGTTAAGCCCAGAGCAATTGATTGGTTTTGAGACGTACATACAAACAACCAAAGATGCCGGGGTGGTGGTGAATGTTATTAGCACCGAAGGGGATGATTTACGCTTGGTTATTGATATATGGTACGATCCGATGGTATTGTATGCGAATGGCGAAGCCGCGGACGGTAGCGTTGAGCCTGCTAAGGAAACGGTTAAATCCTACATCAAAAACCTGCCGTTTAATGGTGAGTTCCGAATTATGGCTTTGGAGGATGCTTTACAAATAACTAAGGGGGTTGTAATACCCAATACCCTGTCTGCAGAAAGTAAATATTCGGCAAACGATTGGAGCGTAATTGATGCCAAAGTAAAACCAAATGCAGGTTATATGGTGGTAAAGGATGAAAACTTAACAATTAACTACCGGGCGTATGATGGAAATTAACTGGAATAGGTTTGTAGTGCTATTGCTGCCATTGCGTAAGCGAACAGCCTCCATATTTGGCTTTATACGTTCGGTGCTGGCTCCTGTGGTTTATTTGTACAACGTGCTACGCACTTACGAAGCGGATATACGGGATAAGTTAAAATTCACATCGCAGGTGTGGGCAATTGAAGCGGTGCTTAACGACACCTTTGATACGGCCGAAAGGCGAACATACATAAGTGATGCGGGAACTGATGTAATAACATTGATTCACCGCGACAGCGACGAAGATCCTGTGTTACTCGATGATGATGCAACGAGGGCTTTTGTACTACATAACGATAGCGCTTATTTTGGCGGCAATTATGATTTTGTAGTAAACATACCCTACCAATTTAGCGAGGCAGATATATACCAATTACGAGCCCTCATAAACTATTACAAATTAGCAGGTAAACGATACGATATAGCAGTTAAATTATAAAGACATGAACAAATTAGTTTTACAAAACAAAAGGGATTTCGCCCTTACAACAGATGCCCTTGCATTTATGCAAGATGCCTACGAGGCCTTTGAAAAGTTTGGCTATTTGGGCGGCGATAATTACATAGTATCAGGCTGCTTAGTTACGGGTTCAAGTGTTGCAGCTGGTTATATGTTTTTAAAAGGTAAGCTGATGCCATTTGTAGGCGGTACCATAACAACAAACGTCCAAATTATCCCCACCACATCAACCATTACAGTTGATAACGGCACCCGAGACCAAACCTCCTACCGTGCAGAGTTTGGAACATCCGCTACGCCGGAAAACAACATTCTCTGGAGTGACATTAATAATGGCTTGGTAACAGGCAATGATGGTAATATTACTTGGTTTTACGACTTATTTAATAAAACTGTGCAAGTCCGTATTCCTTTACATTATAACTTATCGCAAGGCGAAAGTGCAGTGGTTGGTGTATTGCCGCCATCTATGAGACCCGCATCAACACTATACTTTTTAACCTGTGGAGACAATGGAATAGCTAGAAGAACGTTGGTTGCGGTTACTGTAACAACGATTGGTGAAGTGTTAATCTGTCCGCAGGATAGCGCCTTAATTAGCACACTAGGAGTCCGTAGTTATATCAGCTGGGTTAACATTTGGTCTTAATCCATAAACTTATAATAACATGTCAAAACAATCATTAAACACCTTAAAAAACTGGTTTAAAACAGACCTTAAACCATTGCAAGTCCAGTTTTGGCACTGGATGGACAGCTTTTGGCACAAGGATGAACTAATACCAGCCGCAACCATAGAAGGCCTACAAGGCCTATTGGATACCAAGGTAGATAAAAAGGACGCCGTTGACCCTGACCAAGTAGGTGTTTACGACCCCGCTAAAAACTACGTGTACGATCCACTCGTGGCTGAATATGTAAGCTTTAGCAACCCCGCAAGCCCTGACCCTAAGTATACTGTAGAAGGCTTTTACCGCCTCATACAAAATGCCCCTCCCGGAGAAACCCCCGAAACACACCCGGCGCATTGGGCATACCAAGGGACTGTTTTAGGTGAAATAACCATTAATGATGTGGTTGGGTTGCGTGAGGAGTTGGACTGGTTGAGTGAGAATGCTGGGGGAGGCACAATTGAGGTAGATACAATCCCAACAAAAAACAGTACCAAAGCGGTTTCATCCGGTGGTGTTTACAAAACCATTAAGCAAACTTTTGTTGTAGAAAGCACAAGCGATGCAGGTGTAGTAAGTACATCAGAAGCTTTCAGAGTGACATCAATTGTTGCCGAAACCGGACTGATTGTTTCTGTTAAGTATGCCAACGGGACTGATTACGTTATTGGAGACCCTTTGCCAGCTTTCGATAAGCTTTATTTCACAGGTGATACTTTGAATAAATCATTTACGGTTATAGGGGAGATATTATAATGAATAACGTTCAGAAAATAGTACATAAGAGTAGAAATAACAATTTTACTTTCAATTGGGAGGCTTCTGATTCTGGGGCTTGGTCTTTTACAGCGCAAGATGATGGGGAGATATATGCTGATGAAAAAACTAATATATCTAGTTATACGATTAACGGAATTGCAGCAACATTACCATACGCTATAATAAAAAATAATAGTTATTCGATTATACCAACAAAAACAACAGGCGGATTAATCGCAGAATTAACCCTCAAAACTAGAAGGAACGTAGATAAGACATTTAGTATAAGTGTGCCAGTATTTTCTATTTATTCAGGGCAGTATTTATATGTGTTAATGAATAATAATGAAGTATGGAAATACGATTGCGCTCTACTTAAGCCATCTAATTATGTAGGGGCTGGCGTTTGGACAGTCGACCCTAAAATAGCGACTATTGTACTCCCTACACTGCCAAATAGTGCGAAATATACAGCCTTGCAATTTGTTAAAAGTAATGGGGTAGAAAAGATATTCGCATGTGGTGGAACATTCGGCATGGCATACTCTTTATACGCCTCTTTTATTATCATATCAACCGATTTGGTATATAATATGGCTGAAACAACTTTAGATTCTTATACTGTAATTGCATCCGTGGGGTCTACTTATAGTTCTCCTTCTAATATTTTATATGACTATATAAATGAATATCTTTATATTTCAAGTGGGTCGGGACCTGCCGGATGGACTGTGACATTATTTAATTTGAACACGCTTATCGGTACAAATTTAGGGTATAGTCAATTTGCAAGTTCTTTTATATCAAATACTGGTAGAAATCAATTTCAATTCATTCCAGAAAAACAATGGTTTTCACATATTGGAGATTTGGATTTAATAAATAGCGCAACTAAAAATTATAAAAACCCTCCAAATAGCGGTGGAGTTTGGGGATATAAGCACGATACTAATAATACGATATGTACTGGTGATACTTTTGGAAAGTTAAATTTTATTAATCTCTCAGGGTCATTTTCTGCAGTAGTCAATTATGGAACTATTGGCGTTTTTTCATGCTCCGAAATAAAGGGATATTATAGATCAACAACTGCATTTATGACTTACATAAATAACTATGCTTTAGTAGACTGGGGTAGCGCATATACTAAGATTAGAGCTACAGATAAGGGATTAGCTTCACCAAACAATTACATTTTAAACTTGCTTGAATCTAATTCACAAAGTATTTATTTAGCGTTTTCTGCAAATTCAGCAAAGGTACTATCTACTCGAATGTTAATATTTGACAAAGCTGAAACAAATGCAGATTTCGGATACTATGATTTCACAGGCGCAATACCACTATCAGCTGTTAATAATCAATTAATTGTATGATTATGAATAATTTTAAATACAAGATAGATAACATTGGTAATGTTATTGAATATGGGTATTACATAGGAGATACTATATTGGATGGAAGCGAGCCGTTTACAGGGTTTGACATTGCAAATTACCAAAAAGACATTATTACTGGAGAGTGGAGACTTCGTGACGCATTACTATACAAGTATTTCCTTATCCCGTTAGACCTTGTACCAAATATCGCACATTATGCCGGGTTTGTGTACCAAACGTTTCCTGAGCTTATTTTTGATGTCGTATTGCAAAGCCAAACGATAACTGTAGAGGGTACAGATGTAAGTGTACCCTCGAATCAAGTTAAGCTAATTCCTTGTTGCTGCACCCACTGGACAGATGAAGGATTGATGTTATTAGATGCCGTTATTGAAAATTGGAATACCAGCGTGCCAAATAAAACAATCAACTTTCAATACTCATTTGAGAGTTTCGACCTTTTCAAAGCCTTTAGGGATGAGCAAATACAAGTTTCGTAACAAAGCGGATTACCGTTTTTTTGTGCCTGAATTAACCGGGGTTTGGCTTCGTGAAGATTACTTCACTTGCTATAATGGTTATACCTGCATCAAAAAAGATTACCGTTGGAACGGCTGCACTTTAGCCCCGGATACAGCTAAAACAAGAATAGCAAGCATGGTTCACGATAGTTTGTATCAATACGGAAAACGGCTTGGATTAAAGCGCAAAATAGCGGATAGATGGTTTGTTTATCTGCTTAAAAAAGAAGCATTCAAATGGTACTGGCTATACTATGCCGGGGTAAGGCTATTTGGGTGGCTGTTTTATTGAAATAATAATTCAGGGGTAAAAGTACCCCCGACTCGTATTGAGCTCTCTCACCTTCTCAATACACAAAGGTGCATACACACCACGCCGGAGGCAATGCCATCGGTCGGTGTGTATGCACCTTTTTATTTTTAAGTGAGAGAGATTACAAATATATAAAACTAACACACATGAAAACAACTAAAACTTACACAAGTGCGCCTTTGCCATTTATGGGGCAAAAAAGGCGCTTTTTAAAACAGTTTAAAGTGGCTTTAAACCAGTTTGAAAACACAAAGGTATTTATTGACCTTTTCGGCGGCAGTGGTCTATTGTCGCACACCACAAAAAGCATCCGCAAAGATGCGCAAGTGGTGTACAACGACTTTGATGATTACCACACCCGGCTATTGCACGTGGATAAAACCAACCGCATGATAGCGCATATCAGAACGCTGGTAGTGGGATGCCCAAAGGATAAGAAGATACCGGATGCCATCAAATGGAAGATTATCGACTACATCAAAGTAGAGGAACAAAAAGGCTATGTGGATTACATTACGCTAAGCTCATCATTGCTTTTCAGCATGAAGTACGCCCTCAACATTGAGGAGCTTGAAAAGTCAACAATGTATAACGTTGTCCGGCAATCAGATTACGAAGTCAATGGATACCTTGATGGCTTGCATATAGTAAGTCAGGATTACAAAGAGCTATTCCACAAATACAAGGATGTGGATAACGTGGTATTCTTTGTTGACCCGCCTTACCTATCGACCGAAGTTGGCACATACAAGAACTATTGGCGTTTATCCGATTATTTGGACGTGCTCAATGTGCTCAAAGATAATTCGTATATCTATTTTACGAGTAATAAATCATCCATACTGGAGTTATGTGATTGGCTGGAGCTGAACCTAGAGGCAAATAACCCTTTTGCTGGGTCTATAAAAGAGGAGATGAATGTTACCGTCAACCACACCTCAACCTACAGGGATATCATGCTTTACAAGCCGCAATATGTGAGCATAGCAAGCGGAATGGTTGAGTTTGAAAAATCAACGGTTTGCTGATGCATTTTTATGCTTATATTGAACTACATTATTAAAACAGTATAAACTATTAAAATAAAGAGAAATGAGTGGACTAGAATTTAAGAACTACAGAGCTACCTTTGTAGATAGTGAAAAACGAGAGATTAACGTTGACTTCAAAACGAACGCTCCAAGGCACGACCTTGTTATTGAAAGTGCATTTTCTGAAATTAAAAGGCAAAAAGGTCTTAACCCTAAAGACATTAGTAATTTACAGGTGTCTGCATTGGAAGTTTGGTAATTGAAAAAGGCAGCCTCTTGGCTGCCTTTTCTTATTCTTTAATAAACTTTAGCGTTGTATCATCTATTTTTATTAGATAATGTCCTTTGGGATAATTGCTGACATTAACAGTGGCACTTTGTGAAGGTATTTGCTCAATCAAATGACCTTGCATGTTATAAACCTCAATTACCTCCCCTGGTTGGTTAATATTTAATTGTTGGCTTGCAGGGTTTGGGAATACGCTATTGTTCGGAAAATTGATTGCACTCGTACTCGAGGTGTTGTTTGTATCAAATTTTAAAATAGCCCAAATGCGCTGAGTAATATCATAAGGTTGGCAAGTTTCATGGGTCATGTAGTTGCCTACGATTTTACCTTCTTTGCCAAAGCTTACATTTAAAAGAGTGCCGTCTTCATCAAACATGTAGCACCAATACTTTGTGTGATTTGGTTCGGGGGTTGGGTCTTCCAAAACTAATTCAAAAACGATTTTGTTTTTTACTATTAAGTTATGGCAAACGTTATAGACCCCAAGCGCAACATAGTCGCTTTGTATAGCCCAATCAGCTTCTGAAATAATTAATTCACTGGTTTTGTCAATTGTAAATTTATTGCCCTGAACAATGTGCATTACATCAACATACCACTTATCCTGACTATCCGTATAAATGCTAATTTGTTTTACTCCATTGGAGGTCTCGCACATACCAAAAGCATTAGTCACTTTGTCGTTGGTAGGCACATCGGTATGACTTGCAGCCCATTCTACTTGTGCATTTATAATGGATGCACAGCATAACATTGTAATAATTGATAATACTAATTTCATAATTTACTTAGTTTAGTTTGTCTTGTAATTATTACAAATGTAAAAAGCCCATTGGATTAACAATGGGCTTTTTACATTTAAATGTTATTTAAATTACAAAATAGTAAACCTATCAATGGTATTGGTTGCGGTGGTTTCAAAACCTTTAAGTGGCACGGCAATGGTTTCGCCGTTGGGGGTGCTCAATATGTATGAGGGTACTAGTTCCCCGGTATTGTTGATTATTGATAGTTGGGTGCAAGTAAAGTTATCGGCGGTTGTAAAGGTCTTTACTTTGCCCGATTTGGTTTCGGTGTAGTCGTAGTCAATTTTAAGCTTTAGACTTTGGTCCAGGTATAACTCCTTTTGCTTTTCGTAAAAGCCCTGCACTAAAAACGGTGGCCGCTCCATGTTGGTAGAGGTTAAACGGTAATAAATGGTATCTGTTTTGGAGGCTAAGCTTACCCATACTTGTGAGCGACTCTTATCGTTCTCGGCCTTAACAATGCTGTATTGCTTATTAATTATTGAGGTGTTGGTTAGTTTATTTGCCCACTCCATGGATGGATAGAGCTCGTTAAGCTCAACAATGGTTGCAGTTTGACCATACAAACAACTTATTTTTGTGGGAGGTACATTGGTAAGGCTGTCGTAAACGGCCTGTGATTCCGCTGTGCATGCAATCATGCTTAGGATTGTAAATAAAACAAATCTCATGGTGTTTAAATTTATGATTTATACAAATGTAAAAAGCCTATTGGATAATCCAATAGGCTTTTATACGGTAGGATTATCGAAAAGGTTTAAAATAAACTTCCTTGTGCTTTTTGGTGTGTGAGAACCTGCATGCGGTCGGCTTTTCCGTAGCGGCCTTGGGCATAAGCAAAGCCGTCTTTAATTTCTACCAGTACGTCCACTTCATGTTCCCATTTTACTATGGACACACCCATTTGCATTACCAAATGCCACGATAGTTTGCGGCGTTTGTAACTTTGGCGCATAGCCTCAAACTTGTCGTAATCCATTTTAATGTGCTGCACGCTGTCGATAATTACAAAGCGATAGCCGCCGTTTTTTACCAGTTTATCAATGGCATCTAAATCCTTGGTGTGCGCAAAGCGTACCTTTGGCGAAGTTACGTTACAGCTTGCAATGCGCTGTTGTAGGGTTTTGCTGTTGATGCGCTCCTCAGCTGATACGTACAATACGCGCCCCCATTGGCTGCACTCCTGGGCAAACTTCATGCAATAGGTACTTTTGCCGCTTTTGGCTTTGCCCCGGATTAGGGTTGAGAAACGAATATCAGGTTCGCCCAGTAGCTTATTCCAATCTCCTGTGAATGGGTGAACCTCAATGTTTCTTTCGGCAATATCGTTTGGACTCCATGTTCTCATACTAATTAATTTGATTGTTATTACTGTGGTTACTTACTTTTTAGCTTTTCTATTGTCTAATTTAATCAGTCTCAACAGCGCATCCACGTTGGTGGGGTTTCCTCTGGGCTCTTTGTGGCTCAGGTGCTCGCTGTAGTTGTTGTCGTCAATCATTTTTATCCGTTCGCTGTCGTAGCTTTCAAAGGCGGTTAGCACTACGTTAATGGTTAGCTTAAATACCTTGGTACGCTTTAGGCGGTTCAGAACTAGGAAACAATCTTCGAGCGTGAGGTAATAGTAATCGGTGAGTATTTCGGTGGCTAAATCCAGTGCCATGTCCTGTCTCATTGCTTCGCCAAAGGCAACGGATGTTTCAATAATGATAATGGCCAGGGCTTCGCTTAACTTCTTTTCGCCTTCCTGTTTTTTGAGCTTCGCCATGCTTGGAAAGCCACCACCAAGCACCTTTTCGGGGGTGAGCTTTACAAAGGCTTTAACCAGCTCACGGTTGGAAGCCCCTGCGTAAATCATCGGCAGCACTTGTGCCTTTTGCTTTGCCAGCTTGTTTTCCATTCTTGATTAAGTTTAAAATAGTGTTTAACTGAGAATTGATAAATGTGAGCTGCATTTTATGCCTGTAAAATGGGTCGAGCGTGTCCCATTGTTTTAGAGTGAAATTCCAAACTTCCAATGCCTCGCTTGTGTTGGCAGTTATGGAGGTGAGGTGCTTGCCAATTTCCTTTAAAGCTTTGCCGTCGATGGGTGTAAACCGATAGTTTAAGCCTCCTGTTTGACGTGCGTAAAATGCAAGCCACTCCTTTTGTGCAGGTATAAAAAAGGCGTCCTTTTCGGGCTGATAAATTGCCCAATGCTCCAACTCAATTTCTCTCTCTGTGTAGGCAAAGGTGTGCCCTGCTTTTGCAGCATCAGCCAAAAATCCTTTTTTAGCTTCAATACGTTTTAGTTTCCCGTTATTGGTGTAAGTGGCTATCACCGTGCCTTTGGGATGATTTAATATATATTGCTTCATTTTTGGTGATTTAGGTTAGTCTTCATTCTTACATACCCGTTCTAAAATGGTTATAGAAGTTTCTAAGGGTGCGTAGCAAACAGTTACTACTCTTATCATTCTACCTGTGCCGCCGCAGGTTTGGCAGGGGGCTATGTGAGGCTCCTTTCGGCTTTTGTAATACTCCACCATCACCTCACCATGACCTTTGCATTTATAGCAAATTACGGCTCGTTGAATTCTCTTGTTCATCATCTTAGTTTAAAATATACGATTCCGGCACAATAGGCCTCGTTAATAATGTTCATTGCTTTAAGCTCTTGTTCGTTAGTTGGGCTTGGTGCAAAGCGGTGTATCTTAAAAACCAACTCAAAACCGTTGGTGCTTTTGTCTGAAACAACGGCTTTTTTTAAGTCGGTGGCTGTTTCTATCGATGGAATGGCGCAATGACCTTCCCACCCTATGCGTTTGCTTATTTCGCTGTAAGTGCTCATTTATTTAATTTTTAAGTGCTAAATCTTTTAATTTTTCGGTATGGGTTCTTTCGTTGTCGCGGATGGAACAAAGCTGTTTAAATAGCTTTTTTAAGTCCTCAACCGTACGGAAAGCATAGAGGCCTTTGCGGTTAACGAGGCCGCTTTGTGTTTGTGCCGGGCTCAACACCCATTGGAATTGCTTTTTTGATAGCTCGGCGTTAACGGCTGTCCAATCCTTTGGTGTGGCCACAATGCCCCGCTCGTTTAGAACCAAAAGGCATTTGTTTCGCCATAAGCGTAGCATTTTGCTTGAGTCCTGGTAACTCACTGGCCGTGGGTTTTTGTTCAAGCGCGCTTTGGCTTCTGATATTAGTGTATCGAGCTGCTGTTCGTTTAAAGCTGTGGTACTTTCCACGCTGAACAGCGTGCTCACAATAACATCTTTGTAGCGGACTTCGCCCAGCGCAATAAGCAACTGGTGGAAGTACTGCCGCTTTTCCTTGAGTCTTTCATAAAGGATTTCGTCAAATGCTGCCATGTTAGTCGTTTTCTATGCGTTTGTCGAATGTTTCGAGGTTGCGGGGCGTGTAGCTTTGCCCATTGCGCTTGTGCTTTCTGTACTCTTGGATTGTGCCCCAAGTGGCCATGATAACTGCACCGAAAAAGGCCGTTAAGGAAATGTAATCGTAGTGGTTCATGATTGTTATTATTGATTAGTACTATGTGGTTTTAAATAATTCTCGTCCAATAAATCGGGTGTATTCAGGTGGGATTGCCTCTGCTAGTTCTTCATCCCTGGTCATCCAATCAATTCCCATGGCATATTTCCATGTTTCTTTGATGGTTCGCTTCTTAAACTTTGGCTGTGCTGCTTTACGTTTGCCTGATTTCTTGATGCCGCATTTGCCATATACCGATACATAATCGCCCTCGGCAACAGAACCAACCTTTTGCGGCATAATGGGGTTCATAGCCCACCAATTGACCAATTCAAAGTGACGTTTGCGCAGTACTTTTAAACCGAACATATCGCCACGTAAAACTATGTCAGGACGCAATGGAGCGTTTGGAACGTTCTCAATAACTCCCGGCAATCCGCATTTTTGCATCAGTTCACGCAGCTCTGTAAGGTTATCCCGATAAACTTTGCCCTTTTGGCGTAGGTATGCCGTAGCAACGCTATATTCCTGACAGGGAGGCGAAGCGTGTAAGTGGGTGTAGTTACTCCAGTACTCTTTGAGGAATTCAACAGCATCGGCCTGAACAAACTCAAAAGGGTAGTTAGGTTGTGGTTCAATATCAACCCCGGTTATCTCAATTTGATAACCTAGGTCGATACAGGCTTGATAGTAACCCATAGAACAACCACCCGCTTTACAGCATAGGTCAAGTAGCTTTATTGTTTTTGTTTGTTCAGGCATTTAAATACTATTTAAGCTTTTGATAAAGCGGTTGGTTTCTATCTAAACTTTCAATCATCGCAATCGCTACAGCAGCAACTTGTATAAGTTCCTTGCGATAATTTGCTAGTTTATTAGTATCCTTGTAATACTTTGAAAAATGATTTTCTAAGGCTTCTTTGCTTACCTCTCCAACTTCTTCGGTTAAAATGGCAACCCATTCAATAGGTTTGTGATTTTGTTCGCCCCACTTTTCATCCTGAAGCATACGTTCTTGTTTAATTGCCTCTAATATTTCGTCCATTTTATTGATGTTTAAATGGTGTTTAGTTGCTATTTTAGCATTGTTCCTGTGGGCGGAATCGAACCGCCCAAGAACCGTTCAGGATTACTTTAAATTGTCGTTGATGGTAAATTGGTTGTTGTACCGTCGGATATTGAAGTGTTTAAACTCAAACTCCAGTTCCGGGCTGTCTCTCTTTAAATTGCCTAAGATAAATGCCTTACATTGCTCTTCAATTTTTACGCTTAGGGTTTTGCGTTTTCCCTCAACTGGTATGTAAACGCCTTCAATTACAAGCTTTTTAAAGGTTAGTTGTGGGTCTTCGCTTGATGTTGGCTGGATTGTTACTTTTACTAAATAAATCATTGCTATTACTGTTTAAATGGTGATTAATTGATTAGACGATATCGGCTTCGGTTATGCCCAGGGGCAGGGCTTTCCACTCGTTTTCCTTTTCGCTGCGGTAACGGGCTATGATGTACAGCTTGGTTTTAATTGGCTTGTAGGCATCAATAATAATCTGCACGTTGTCGATGAATTGAGCCTGTCCGCTTTCGTTGGCCATTTGCATAAGTTGCATCACCTTACGGGCGTTCAGGGTTCCTTTGTTGTCGCGGCTCAATAGCTTTTTGGCCATTTTAACCAACATGCGGCTGTTGTCGTCAACCCCTAAGCTGTTTAGGAAGCTGTTTACACCATCCACCCCGGCGGTGTGGCTATCCTCAAAATTATCGACCACATGAAAGCCGATAATTATGCGCAACATGCCGTCCTTTGTAGTAAAGGTGTGCGAATACTGTTCGTCCGATGTTTTGTAAATCTGCTTTTTGAGCTCAATGATATCGGCAAACATGCCATACACCATCGTTTTGGCCTCAGCTATTACTTCACTGGTTTTAGCCAGGATAACGTAGGCGTTTTTTACGGTTTCGTCAGTGAGTTCCTTTAGGGCTTTTTGGTCTTCTTTAACCATTGACTTTTCCCTTGCTTCCAACATTTTAAGATGTTCGAGCTGGTGGCGTTGCTCATCTGTCAATACTTGTTTTTCCATGATGTTAATTATTAAATTTTGGTACACTGTAAATAATTGGTAAATCCTTATTAGGTCGTTTGTAGCGCAATTTTGTTTGCTCTATTTTGGTGATGGCAATGCTTAGTTCTCGTCGTTTTTGTTCAAAGTCCTTGTGCCATGGTTCGTGTTCTGCTATCCATTGGTGCAGCTCCTCAATTTTAATAAGGTAAGGCTGCAACTGGCTTTCAAGGTCATTTGTCAAGGGCATCGTCATGGCTCACTTTTTTGGGTGTAACGGTTATTTCGATGGTTCTTTTAACTACCACCATGCCGCTGCCATTGGATACATCGCATTTGTCAGGGGTGGATGCGAGGCAGTGTATACCTTTTATGTATCCATGGCCTAAGCAATTGCGGCAAATGTCGTTTTTGATGCTGATGTAACCTGCTCGTTTCATAGTTGTAAATTATTGTAGTTAATAGATGGGATATTTGACATCTTAATCATGTCGATACAGTCTTTAATGCCTCTGAAAGTGCGCTTTGCTTGCCATGAGTGGGCTTTAAATTCGGGTTTGCTGCCCATCACAATCTCTAACTCATCCTTGGCTGTAATGCCGTTGGCTTTGAATATGGATAAGGCTTCCTCCTCGGTTGGTTTGCTCAATTGTTCGGGCAGCATAAACAGGCGGTCGCGGGTTTCGCTGAATAGGTGGCGGTCACGTATTGCACCCCGGTTAAGGTTGTTGATGAAGTAAGGCGTTCCGGCAAACACTATCCCGCATAGGTCTTTAAAGGCGGTCATTACGTCCTTAATAACCGTAATGTTGTGGCTTTCCAAGCTGCTTACTTCGTCAATGCAAATAAGGATATCGCGCTTATTGATAGATTTGCGCATTTCGGCCAACTGGGCAGACATAGTACCGGGCTTGTAGCATTCTAATTCTGTCATTAGGCCAACTACAAACTGCTTACGTGTTTTAACCATGGAAGCATCGAAGTAAATAACCTGAAAACGCTTTTCGGCCTCAATGTGCTGCTTGTATTTCTCCAGGGAAAAGGTTTTGCCGTAGCCGCCTTCGCCCACAACGGCCATAGGCTTTTTAAGGGCGTGGGCACGCTCGCATGTTTCCCATACCTTTTTAAGGTTGGCGGTTGGAACTCCGGTGTAACCCTCGGTTTTTTCAATGTACTTTTCGATAATTTCCCAAGTACCTGCACCTACCAATCCGGGTTTATCCCATCCGTTGTTAATGTGGCTGAATTTAGAGCCGTTGCTAAAGCCCAATCGCTCTACGGCAAACTTGTTGCCTGATAAGCCCGAAGCCTCCTGATTGGCAATTATCGCATCGCGTAACTGCTTTTTTTGTTCTAACGAGTAATCTTTCATACTTTTGTAATTGATTGTTATTACTATTTACTTAGTGATATGGCGCATGGCTGTGGTTGGCTGTGCGCCTTTTTTATTTGCCAATGTTTAAAATCTTTCGTTGTCGCTCTGTAAGTCCGTCGTCCATGCCATTATTGGCATCCTCCAAAACCGATTCGCGCGCGTTGGTGTTGTCTTTTGAGCTATCCCACCAACCAAAGCCTTCCGTTCCGGTAGCTTTCATTTCGCCCAGTGTTATCATTTGCTTTTCGAGCTCACGGCGGGAGTAATCTTCGCCCCATTCGGATTGCTTTTGTTTAAATATGACCTGTTTAGCTTTTTGACCGTCTTTTAAATCGGCCACACAAGCCGCATAGCGTTCTTTGTTGTAAGCAAAGTCGATGAATATGCCGTCCTTGTATAGAGCTATCATAGTGGGCTTGTACTTGTCAACTTTCACCCTGAACTTTGTGCCCAGGTTCTCGTTGGCAAATATGAAGTCGCCCACAGTATCGGGGTCGGGAACTATGAAGTGATGTTTGTTGCCGTTTATCTCCATTTCGATACCGTTAACGCCATAGGTGTAGGGTAAGCGTTGTTCTACCATAAACATGCTAAGGCGGTCGAAATAGTTAAGCTTTTCGCGCTTTTCATGCTCTATGGAAGTGTAACGTTCCATTTTACCTTGGCCTACAAAACGCCCGTAACTGTCTCTCTTTTCGCCACGCTCGTTGTATTCTTTTAAAGCTGCTTCAAATTCGGCCAGTACTTCATCTCGATTTGGCAATAACTCCGGGTTCTTTTTAAAGTGTGCCAATAGTTCGGGGTTGGCCTTTGAATTAAGGCTTTTGGTGGTGATGTTACCTCCCTTAAAATTGGGCTGTTTGCGCAATACCCGTTGTTGAAAATGGCCAATAATGCTCTCTACATACTTTGATCGGCCTTTGTAAGGCTCACAAGGGAAATGCACCCGGCTCATGTTGGTCATGAGGTTTTGAACGGCAAAGGATATGTTGGCCGATGAGTTATCGTATTGTAACTGATAAGGCTTATTCTCGTGCTTTATGATGGCATTGCGCAAAGCATCTTCTACCATGCCGCCTGTTTCGGCAAATGCTATGGAGTGGCCTATAATGGCCGTGGTGTTGGCATCGGTAACGAAATAAACGTATAGGTCGCTCTTTATTTTGTTGTTTTCGTCGCGGTAATACAACTGCATGGTAGTACCGTCAATAGACCAAAGCGCATCAGGGAACGTTGGTGTTTCCCGATTGATAAGCGGTTGTATATCGTTATCTGCAGCCAACTTTCCATGACGTGCGTAATACCAAACTTTCTTTATTTTTGGGGTGTTTAAATACTGTTTAACCGTGGATGTGGTGTATTGTGGCTTATCGTTCTTTAAAGCCCAATTGTTATACATCATCGAAACATCTTCCCATGAATACTTTACTTGGGCTGATGCCAGGGTTAGAAGTTTTGCATGAACATTGGCATCCTTCTTATCTTTTTCGCGGTTAACATTGCCAACCCCTTTATGTATTAGTGCGCTAATACCCTCCCTACGGTAGTCAAGAGCATTACGGTAAAATCGATTCTCATTTGTGATAAGCCCCTTTTTGAATTTCACAAGCGGCGTTTTGGCCGTTTGCTCGTTTAAACAGCGTTTAAATACTTCGCTTCGGAAGTCATTAACACTTGCAAAACCAAGCTTTCGGGCTTTTTTAACGTCAAATTGGTTAATCAGGCGAAGCCATCCCGCAGCGCGAGCTAACTGGTGAACTTCAATGGGGGTGTAAAGCTTGGTTTCGGATAGTTGTTTGATTTCGTCGGGGTTGGATGTTACCAGCCCAGTAACTTGATCGGTCAGGTTTTCAATTGTGTCCTGTGCCTTTTGTTCCTCTTGTTTTCTGAGGTAAATCTCGGGTTCGATACCCTCGCAAAGCACGGCCTTAACCAAGGCCTTATACTTGGGCATCAAAGATTGGTAATGGATATAAACCTGACTACCCTGCTTATGGTGCTCCCAACAATATACCTCCCCCTTACGCTGTCCGGCCAAGGCTCGGCTAACGTAACTCGGAGACACACCGCATAGGGCAAGTTCCTTACGGGTTACAGATAGTGTGTTGTTGTGATAAATAGGCATGTGTGAGGCTTAGGTTGCTTAGATCAAATCTTTTTTGGCTTTGTTGATTTCGTGAATCTTTTTAGCCATTTCAATAATCTGTAAGGATTTGCCTCTGATGGCTCTCCTTTTACCTGTTAGTACCGTGTTTACGGTACTCTCCGACACTTGTAATTTGTTCTGAATTAACACTCTGTCGGTGCCTGACACTAGCTTACCTAATTTGTAAGCTTCTTCATTTAAAATTTGCTCGCTTTTCATTTTTAATATATGTTTGTAACAAATACACGACAAATATAGTACACAAATTGAAAACTCCAAAGAAATAATGAAAACTTATTCACATTATGAAAACTTTTTACGATAAAGGGGAAATATTGGAGCGCATTAAGCAGTCTAAGAGATTTACCACAGACAAAGAGCTCGCTGACTTCCTTGGAATAAATAAGTCCACTTTATCGAACTGGGTTAAGCGCAATTCAATTGATTATGATCTTGTGTTTTCAAAGTGTGAACATATTGATTTGGATTGGCTCTTGACAGGAAAGAAAGCACAACCAAAGAGTCAAGTGGATATGTTGGCAGACAGCCATGAGCCTTATATTGCATTAAAGGCTTACAAAGGCTATCCCTTGGTTGGTCAATTAGCCGTTGCTGGATTTGGTAGTGGTGAGTTTGCTATTGCTGAACAGGATGTAAAGGACTATTATATCATCCCAAAGTTTAAAAATAGAAAGGTTGACTTTATGATAGAAGTCTCCGGGAGTAGTATGTACCCAAAGTACAATAGTGGTGATATTGTGGCATGTAGGATTATAAAGGAGAGTAATTTCATCCAGTGGAATAAGGTACATGTGATATCCACCAAAGAACAGGGCATATTAGTGAAGCGTATTGATATATCAGAAAAGCCCAATCATGTAACGGCTATAAGCGACAATAAGGATTACCGACCATTTGATATACCTGAAGAAGAAATAACAGGTCTGGCCATTGTGGTTGGTGTTATAAGACTGGAGTAGGGGGAAACATACTTTGTTGTTCATAGTGCCCCCCACAAAAAAAAAGTGAAGATTTACCCAAGTTCTCTCAAAGATATGCCAAAAAGTTCCAAGAAGTCAAATTTAACATTTTCCCAAACTGGTACGATTCGATTGATTAAATTGGTACGATTCGATTAGCCAAATATAAGACTCATCTTATCTTTACTGTTTTCTACAAAATTTACATAAGCCGCAACGGTGCCGTTGTTTTCTTTTAACCCTAAAAGGTCAGATTCGTTCGTATTGGTGATGTAATCTGCTTCAGTTACTGCCTCTGTGTTTTTGCCGTTATCACGAAACAACAGGAAATATAGAAGCAATGCAACGATGACAAGGCCAACTAGCAACCATGGCCAAAGCTGTTTTTTCTGTTCAATCTTAATTTCTGCCAT